CACGCCCAAGGCGCGTTCCCAATCCCGTTCAATATAATCTTGCGCGGTGTAGTTGTCGCGGGGTTCACTGCCCGTGCCAATTACCGCCATCAATTTCTCGACACCGGCAGCGAGGGCACCGGCAGGCAAACCGACCGGCCCTTGATTCTGTTCCAGTTTCCGAATCGTCTCGTGATCGAGATTATTGGTATCGAACACCACCATCGGCTGTCGCCGTGACCGTCCGCGCACCTGTTGCGTGCGGAACTTGTTGAGTTCGTTCACCAGTTGTTCGCCCACCACGAGATCACTTGGCACATACGCCGAGTCCGAGAGGTCGCGCAATGTCCCCACATGAATCGGACTGCCGACCATGGAATCATCCGTCAAGCGTCCCATCTCATCCAGCGATTGAAACGGCGAATCAATATGTTTCACCGGATCGTCAATTCCGTCCGCAAGAATCAAACACCGAAACAGATCGGGATGCACAATCGCGGAATCAAAGAGACTCGCCCGATACCAGATTTCCGTGTATTCCACCATCGGATCAGTGTCGCCTTGATCCGTCGTGCCGTGATCAAACGTCGTGTGATCTTTGCTCGTCGATCCTTCAAAGCCCTGTGGCAACGACCACCCAGGCTGTGTCCGGGCTTGCGAGAGAGGCATCCGTCCACGCACGCCGAGCCACGCAGCCTGGTCAAAATCCCCGCCATGAAAATCGGCAGGAATCAAGAGGCGTTTCGGCGAGACGCGAGAGAGGAAACACCGTTCCCAGACGGGCACCGGCACCTCGACTTCCATCTCCACCACATCGTCCTCGACTTGCTGGGGCTGGGTCATCGTGACATTCACGACCCGGTTTTCATACCCGATCTTGAGAATCAGAAAGCCACTGGTGGCAATCGCATCAAACAGCGTGGCATGGACTTCGCGCTTCGCCTGCGTCCCATTCGGGCCGAGCCGATAGTTCAGCACTTTTTGTCGCAACGGCAAGAGTTGGTCGAATGGCACCGCCGGGTGGTCGGGATCAATCGGCACCAGTTGGACTTCCGGCGACTGGTAAAAGAGCTGGGCGCGTTTGCTTTCCACATGGCGGAAATCCATCAGCGCATTCACGTCATACCGTTCTTTATCAAACTTGGCATCGGTGTAGCGTTTGAGCGCACGTTCCCATTGCGGATAAAACTGTTTTGCTACCAGTGCAGCCCGATCAATGCGTGTCGCCCACGCCCCGCGCTCTTGCTCGGTGAGCGTCCGTGACGCCCCTGGGTTCCAGGCCATTACCGCCATCCTCGCTGTCTCATGCTAACGCTCCTCGCTTCCGTCCCTGTGTCCGATCCCATTGTCGCCACCAGCCCACCGATCCGGCCGGGAGCGTCCGGCGCGTGCGGACACGCGTCGGGGACGGGCGACTCATCGCCCCATACCGCAACGCATCGACCGCATGGTCCTCGCCCGTGGTATCCATATCATCAGGATCGTGTTTATCCTGCACCATCGCAGGCATCGTGCGCGTGAGATATCCGCACCCTGGCGCAATCGTCAGCCACGGCGGATCGTTCTCCCGCCACCGCAACAGTTCATGGCAGCGCAGCCAGCCGTTAAAGCGATCATTGTCCGACTTCCGCGCCGGTAAGCCGTGGCGAATCAGCGTTTCCGCAATCGCTTCGCCCCGCCCTGCGCCGGTCTTTTGCCACATCGCCGGATCACAGGACAGATACCGCAGCCGTTTTACCCCTAAACTCTTGGTCACGCGCCGTATCTGCACCGCGACTTCTTCCGCACTCTGTCCCGCAAACTTATACTCCCGCGCAATATGATAGTGTCCATCGGGGAGACAGGCCCACCATAAGACACACCCTGGCGCGTTGTAGCCCCAATCCATTGAGGCAAACCATTCCAGTCCTTTCACCAAGGGCGTCTCGACCACATGCTGGTCGCTCCGCCATTCGCTAAAAAACTGGCCTTCATACGCATTCCAGTCGCCTTCCAGCAGTTGCCGACGACGCATTTCCGGCAAATTCTCCAAGGCTTCCCGATACCCGACCGCCATATACGGATTATCTTCCAGCCGAGCTTCAAAAAATTTCCATCGCTGCGCGTTGTAGCGCGGAAACTCTGCCACATCAACCCCTTTGGTGACAAAGAAATCCCGCACCCATAAGGCTCCGCGTCCGCCAGGGTTGGTGGCGGTCAGCACAAACGATCCATCAAGCCGATCATCGTCCGCCGAGTCTTGCTGTCCCCGCAACGCAAACATCGCCGGGTTGGTTGTCCGCGCACGGGAAAAGAGTTCCAGCATCGGGTCTCGATCAAAGGTTACGAGTTCGTCAGGAAAAATAATGTCGTATTCCGAGGACAAATAATTCTCCACATCGCCTGACGACTCCATATGTCCCGCACGAATCAGCGAATCCGGCTGGCCTTTATGCGGAAACACCGCGACACGGTCACTGACTTTCCACTGCCCGCCTCGCTGTGCCACCTCGTGAGGCAAAAACCGCAAATGCGACTGATCCAAATCCTTGTGCGTTTTCCGCAACAAAAGCGCATGGAGGCCTGGGACGTGTCGCGCAAACCAAAACAAGGTTTCCCGTCCGAAGCGACTTTTCCCTGGTCCGGCTGCCCCGCCCACGCCGACATGCTTCACGCCCGGCAAGAGTGTCCCTTCATGCCACACGGTCTGTACTGGCGTGGGCACATACAGCCACGCGAGGCGTTTCCCCGTCGCATCTTGCTGGGCCGTGGCAAACGCCACTTGCCGAGTCCGGCAGGCGTCCGATCCGCCACACCACCACACACCTTCGGCTTCCACTAACGGCGCAGCACACCAGCAACAGGTCGCCCGCGCTACCATGACCCTCTCGGTCCGGTCTGTTGCCGGAGGACCGCCCATCCTGTCAACAGCGTCACCGCCAGCGCACTCATCCACGACACGGATCGGCGCACGCGGGGCGAGACCCGCAATGCCGGTGGGCACCACACGTCTGCTTTAGGCTGCTGCCACAAAGACTTCCACGTCAATCGCGTTGCCTCCGGGGTTCAGTTGCACACTGGCGACATCCGCCATCGTGCCAAAACTTGGACTCGTATCGGCTTCCGCCAGCATCGCGCCATCCGGCGATCCGAGGACATGGCTCTGTCCGGCTGCCAGCGTCACTTGATAGAGCGTCGCTGCCCCGACAATCGCCAACTCCGCTGCATTCGTATCATCGAGATTGGTCACCCGCACATACTTGGTATCTTCCGTGTCGAGCGCGTGGACGCTGTCATACACGTTTGAGGAAAATGTCAGCAAGACGGTTGTATTACTCGCCGGACAGGTCACAATGCGCTTCTGGATTTCATTCACACTTGCAATCGTAAAGGTATTCTTCGCGCCCTGGTCATACCCGCCCAGCGTGACCGCTTCGGTCAGCGTGACAGTGAGGGTCGCTGCGGTCACAGTGGTTGCCATTTAAAAGGTTCCTCGATTCTGTCCCAATTCTTCGCGCTTCCGCGCTGTCGTTTGTTGCTCTTTGAGTGTGCGTTTTGCCTCTTGGAGTTGCCGTTCTAGATGTGCCACACGTAACCGCGCCGGAGTTTCCGCCTGATCGAGTTCCGCTACCAACTGACCCGTCGGATCAAAACTGAGACGTTGCTGGATGTTTTGTGAAGAAAAGTTCTGGGGCGAGGGTGGCGGTGTCGGCATCTCTGGATACCGTTGTTGTAACAAGTCAGCCCCACGTAAAGCCCCAGCCCTTGCTAGATCGGAGGGAAGCTGTGCCACCTCCATAGCCCCACCTAGAGCGTGTGGTACTGCTGTCGCAATCCCGCGAGGAATTGCTAAAGGGTCTTGTAAGGCCTGCAATAATTGCGCTAATCGTTCTTGTGCCATCGCTTAGACTCCATGCCCGTAGGCTGCTTGATGTTCTCCGCAAAAATCGGTGGTCAGAACCTCTGGATACCGAGGGAACTGTTTTGGGGGATACCGCAAACACGCCCCGTCATAGTCCGCAAGCCTCACCTGGCTGCGAAAAAATCGGCACGTCTCACAAGTCTCTGTGTGTGCTACTGAATCGTTGTCGTGAACCATTGTGGCTCCTCTAGCTCCCGTCCTGTCCCTTGCCACCCACATTCACATGTAACAGTGGCACGATGTAGCGACCCGCGTGTGCGTCCATGTCCGACAATGCCTCCCTCGCAGTTGGGGCATAACCCGACGAGTTTCCGAAGGGCACGGGCTATATATAGCTGACGGTTGGCCCCCCTTCCACGATCCCGCGCCGAGCCACCCGTAACTCCTTTGTTCACAACAATTAGATAACCTGAGACCTTACCGCCAAGGTCACAATCTAGAAGTTCAGAGCTAACCATTGCCTATAAGTCCCTTGTTATCAACAACTTAATAGTTGACATAATCATCATTATGCGACAGTAGCAGTTGTTATAGTTATATAACGACATTAACCCTTTGTTTTCAATAAGATAGGCGGAGCTAGTCCGTCCACCATGTTAGACGGACTGCCTATAATGACCTGTATTCCACCTTGGTCTGGCATATCGTTGACCACGTTCAAACGTCCTAACGCCTTTAATGCTAGCGAGCTATCTTGTGTATTGACAACAGTTTCCGCCAGTTTCCTAGCACCACTTTCTAGTGTTTTTTTGGCACTTAATAAGGTGCCCATATATTTAGAAAGTGTTCGGCTGACTGAGCTTTGATGGATATTTAACGCCCTCGCTATTTCTCGTTGATTCTTCCCATCGTTAGATAATTGCAGGATTTGTTCGATCCTATCGTTTTCCAGTGCAGTCAATTTCTTATGCACAAATGAATCCGCAATGTGACGTGCTTCAATATCCTGTTTTTTAGCAAGTGAGGGCATATATGGTGTGCCTCATTGTAGTGCTACACACAAGGGAGTGTATAGCTAATAACGAATAATACGGTTCCTGATAACACTTAATTGCTTGCGTTCACTCGCTCTTAAGCATTGGTGCAAGTGTTTTGTATGGATTGTAAACGCTTGATATTTTTGATGATCTTGTACAGGTACTATAGTACCAACATTAATAGAATCCTGAAACATTACCGGAAACTCATTGTTATGGTTGATCGGTGGAATAGCTGGGAACTGGTGTTTTCTTGGTACCTTGTGAGCTATCAATACCTTGACGTTACACGCTGGGCACGTACTGTTGATTAATCCTGTTGTACCTAACGTAAAGACGGTCACTGTTGGTGCTGGAAAATCCATTGTTTTCTTTGTACAGATTGTAACATGCCCACCTAATTTATAAACACGTCAAGCAATTTTTTAATTTATTTTATCTATATTCCTTAGTAATTCCTTCATTCCTTTATATCTTGTAATTTTTTGCTTGCTTAGTGTGGAGACGTGTGCAATCATCTTGTTAACAATTACAAGGGAGGTAAGACAGTGAGACAAGCAATTACACAAAAACAACTAAATCACTACTGCGGAATACTAGACAGCAAACTTCCGAACGCTGGCTTTAGCATCGGTTACGCATACGGTCAGCCACGATTAGAGGCGGAGCGTGGCAGTCGAGAGGTTAGCCCACGAGGGACAAAACGTGAGGTTTATGAGTTTGTTAGGGCCATGATTATTGCCCTTGACTACAAGACAGCGTTAGACAGTGAAGGGAATCAAGACTAATGCGCTGGATTCAACCATCAACACGCGTAGCGATTTATTTGAGGGACGGGTTAGCCTGTAGTTGGTGCGGAACAACGTTAGAACAAGGTGCCCAGCTAACCTTAGATCACTGTAAGCCACGCAGTAAAGGGGGCAGTAACGACGCGACAAACTTAATAACCTCATGCTTTAAATGCAACAGTAGCAGGGGCACGCGTAGCTTGTCCGCCTTTGCGCAGGCCGTAGCAACATACGTGAACCATGAGCAAACTAAGGAGGGGATTTTACGACATATCACGACTATTCGACAACGCAAGCTAGACCGGAAAACGGCACGGAAGATTATTAAGAATAGATGTCAAGAAATACAGGATTTATTAACAAAACACGGAGGAGCATAAATGGCAAAAAAATCAGATATACAGCTCGATCATATTAAATGGGAGCTAGGCGGTTACTGTGTCACATATACCGAAAACCAAGCCAAAACCATCCTTAGAAAATGCAGGAGGGCGGTCGCTGAAGCTTCACGGATTGCCCTTATCAACACGATTTACGAGGAGGTTGATCGTATGGACCTCCCTGAATGGCAATAAAAGGGCTAAAAGGCGCAATCAAGCGCGGGAATGAGGGACGACATGACAAAAGAGAACTGGGTAGTGATTCGATTAACAAACGGGAAAATTAAACTCTGGAGAGATTACGGTAACGTCGCCTTTGGGTCTCCAGCATACACCGTGCTGGGATATATCACGGGGGAATATCGCAAGGCCCGTCGTTACGTTCGGAACTTGCCTAGGAATAATTGGGAATCGCTCGACTTTGATGTTGCTGTCTAAATAGCTTATAGCTTCACTGGAAAGCTCTTGCAAAAGAGCTTTCTAGCGAGTCTATAAACCTGGAGGGATTGCATGAACACAGACCTACAAAACGCGTATACGTTTTTTAAACAGCACGCTGGCGGGATTGTTGGAGAATCGGCGCAAGTGGCCCTAATGTTAGCAAAAGCCGAGCAGTGGGCGGAGGATCATGGGTTGGTCTCTTTAACTGAGCAGGATACAGAGCAGGCCTATTGTTACTGTGACAGCGATACATGCAAGTACCACGAAGGCTCAGATCATACTTGGGAAACTGTAGTGGCGTTCCTTGTTAAACCTTGCGAGCAATACTCGGAAGATGCGTGTGATCTATCCTGCCGACATACGGACGTATTAGCCTCACTTGGCGGGATTATGGAGCCGACTAGTGACTATTTACGGACGATACACGCCGAACTTGCTTTGGAGGCTATGGAATCGACTAAACAAAGAACAAATAAATAGCTTTATAGCTTCACCGGAAAGCTCTTGCAAAAGAGCTTTCTAGCGAGTCTATAAACCTGGAGGGACCAGTGAGTAACAGCCTACTTATCCATAGGCAACAGTCAAGATTAAATCCGGCGGTTGAGGTTGGCGTGTTTTTAACGAAGAAATCCAGTAATAAAAAGACCGGCAACATGCCACAAGTGCTGATTATCAGACTTGATCAAGCTCCGAATAAAGCCGTACAAAACGGCGACGATCAAGCAATTTGTGGCGACTGTAAACACCGAAAACAGGCGGACGGGAAACGGTCCTGTTACGTGAAAGTAATACACGGCCCGGCGAGTACATATAGAGCCTGGAAGCGTGGCAACGTAGATACAGCCAGCTTAGATACTGCCAGAAAACTCTGCAAAAACAAGGTGGTCAGGCTGGGTATTTATGGCGACCCGTCAGCAATAGACCCAGAAGTCTGGGAAACGGTACTGGCGGATAGCCGATCAAAAACAGGCTATACCCACCAATGGAAAACAAACCCAGCTTTGTCTAGTGTCACTATGGCAAGCGTTGACAGCCCGGAAGAACAACGACAGGCCCAAGACTTAGGCTTTCGGACGTTTCGAGTCAGAACCGAGACGGAACCACTGTTACCAGGGGAAATTACGTGTCCTGCATCTGCCGAAGCTGGGGAGCGTACGACGTGCCTAAAATGCGGACTGTGCGACGGAAAACACGGGCCGAATGATCACAGGAAAAATATTTCAATTATTGCGCACGGCAACGGCAAAGCAAACTTTGTCTCAGTCGCAAGCCTGAAAAAATTGTAAACAGGGGTGACGTTTAATACTTGTAAAAATAAGCATGGACTTTGTTACAAGTATATGTTATACTTAAAATATAAGGAGGGAACACATGACAGGTAAAATTGAACGTAGCTCACGTATACCGCGTGGGATTCAAGTGGACAGTATCGACTATCACCGGAACGGCGTGAGTGGGATGCCATTTTATGCCGTGCTATTTACCGACCCTGACGTTGGACGCATGGTGGCCTCTGTTTTTGAGGGAAGTGACAGTTTTTGTGCAGTTTATCGCATTGCCTCCCTCGCAAGTGGCGATATTGAGTTTGGATCAAATTCGTGGCGTGGAGACGAATACGAAGACCTGCTTCGACCACTTATTCAGGCATGGAGGGTAGAACAGGGCTGGGAAAATATCACACAGTAATTGTAAACA